AGAGTGCAAGGTACGGCTGCTGGTCAGTGGTCTGCCCGTAAGGCGCAGATGCTGGCGAAGCAGTACAAGGCAAAGGGCGGAGGATATAGGGACTAATGAAGGCTCCACAGCAATCCTTGAAGAACTGGTCTGATCAAAAATGGCGTACCAAATCTGGTAAGCCGTCCAGTAAGACAGGCGAGAGGTATTTGCCGGAAGCTGCCATTAAGGCTCTTACTCCTTCGGAGTATGCTGCGACGACGAAGGCTAAACGTGCAGGTAAGGCAAAGGGGAGGCAGTTTGTAAAACAGCCTCCCAAGATTGCTGCTAAGACATCCAGCTATAGGTGATTGACCATGAAGGCTCAAAAGAAGATCAGCAAGGTGATGCGCGAGTTTAAGGCTGGCACCTTAAATACGGGCAGTAAGAAGGGTCCTGTGGTAAAGAACCCTAAACAAGCAATCGCCATTGCCCTGTCACAGGCTGGTATGTCGAAGAAGCGGAGTAAGTAAGATGGCAAGTTCAACCCGTAAAGAGTTTGATGCAGCATTTCGTTCGGCACTGGATGCCGGAGAAAGCACGTTTGAATTTCAGGGAAAAAAGTACAACACGAAGATGGCTCCTCCCAAGACCACCTCTAATCGTGGCGGTGCGCGGATGAAGAGTGGCACAGACGTTATGGACACTCTTCCCAAGGTTGGGAAAGTGAAGACCAGCGAACTTCCAAAGCTAGAGCCAGACTCTAAACAGAAGATGGGGTTCAAGGCTGAGGATATGGGTATGGGTCAATACTCCATGCCAAAGGGAAGTAGTTTTATTCCCGGGAAAACGGATAAACCGATGTCCGACCTTCCGGGAAGATCCCCAAATAAGGAACAGTATCGCAAAGCACAAGAGGATTATCAAAGTGATTTGGTCGGTGAGATGGCGATGAAAAAAGGCGGCATGGTAAAAGCCAAGCGCACCTCAAATCGTGGTGCTGGTATTGCTACCAAGGGGTTTGGTAGAGCAGGGGGACGTTGAGATGATGAACCGTGCTCGTAAATACGCTGATGGTGGTGCGGTCGGGGCTGCTCCTCCGATTGGTATGGCAGGTCTTGGCACAGCACAGGCACCTGCCCCTGCCGTACCACAGGCATCTCCATATGCTTCTCCGTCTGATTACGGGATGCAGGGCGCAGCATTTGGTCAACCGCAGGGAACAACGGAGCAGACAAATCCTGTTCTTGTTGGTATGAATAAGACAACTGGACAGATGGGTGCTACTGCCGGATTTGCCAAGGGCGGCCTTGTAAAACCTATGAAACCGATGCGTGTAATGAAGCGCATGAGGGTCATGGGCGAGGGCAAGGCAAAGAAGATGAATAAGGGCGGCTCTGTTGTAAGCCGTGGTGGCGGGATAGTGATTCGTATGAAACCTTGCAAGATGAGTTGATATGACAGTTTCTGGCACGAAGACATTTGAGTTAGATGTAGCCGACTACATCGAAGAGGCGTTTGAGCGTTGTGGCATTGAGATCCGCACAGGATACGACCAGCGCACGGCTCGTCGTAGCTTGAATTTGCTTCTTGCTGAGTGGGCAAACCGTGGTTTGAACCAGTGGACGATTGTTCAAGAAAATATTGCGCTTAATGCCAATAATGAGTCATACACGCTTACATCGAGTGTAATCGACATCATTACTGCCGTTGTCAGAAGTGATTCGGGGGTTGGAACTGCGTCACAGTCTGATCTTACAATCGACCGGATCAGCCGCGAGATCTACCAGAACATCCCGAACAAGCTGAGTATTGGTCGTCCCGTACAGTATTTCGTAGACCGCAAGATTATCCCTGTTGTGTATGTCTGGCCAAAACCTAACACAGACTACACTCTGGTGGTCGATAAGCTGGTGCGACTGGACGATGCTAATTCTGGTGTGGACACCATGCAGATCCCGTTTCGCTTCTATCCGTGTCTTGCTGCCGGGTTGGCGTACTACATTGCAATTAAGAAGGCTCCTGACCGTATTCAGATGTTGAAGGCGATCTACGAGGAAGAGTTTGAACGTGCTGCCACAGAAGATCGTGATCGGGCATCTTTGAGATTGACGCCTTCTCGGTCCAACTATCGGCTGGGGTAACCCATGGGCCTTTTTGCAAACGGTAAATATGCCCTTGCGATCTGCGACAGGTGCGGGTTTCAATATGACTATCACCTGCTTGCGAAGGAATGGAATGGTCTTAGGACTTGCACTGAGTGCTGGGAGCCGAAGCATCCTCAGTTGGACCCGATCTTTCCACCACCTGAGCCACAGGCGTTGGTTGCACCGAGGCCGTCCCGTATTGAGCCGATGGATGTACCAGTTGGTACTGACATTTTCCCGTTAATACAGTATAACCTGTTGCAGATGATTACGCAGGTTGGCGTTGTTGAAGTGGATATAACCTGATGGGCTGGACATACGCTACGTTGGTGCAAGCCATCAAGGACTACACCGAGTACGACGAGACGACATTCTCGGCGAACATCGACAACTTCATCCAGAGTGCTGAAGAACGCATCTTCTATGCTGTCGATCTTGAGGACTTTAGGAAAAATTCTACTGGTACAATGACGGCCTCAAATAAGTATTTGACAGCCCCGACAGATTTTCTGGCACCGTTTAGCTTGATGATCACGTCGTCTGGGTCAAAGGTTATCCTGTTGAACAAGGACGTGGAGTATCTACAGGAGTATAACCCGACCGAAGCAACGGGTATTCCGAAGTACTACGCTTTGTTTGACAAGGACAATTTCCTAATCGCTCCGGTGCCAAATGCAGCGTTTGTTACTGAAATCCACTATTACTACAAGCCCGCCAGTATCACAGTTTCTGGAACAACATGGCTTGGAGACAATGCTATCGAAGCCCTTTTGTATGGATCTCTGGTAGAGGCTTATACGTTTATGAAGGGTGAGAACGAACTCCTCAACACGTACAATCAACGGTTTATTGAGGCCCTTACCCGCCTCAAGAACTATGGTGAAGGTCGTGAGAACGACGATGCTTATCGTGATGGTCTTATCAGAGTGAAGGCTAATTGATGTTTACGCCAGCAATGCAATCCGGAACATTTACGGTTGATGTAGTTACGTCGGACAATGGCGGTCATCCGCCGGAGTTCTGGGCGGAACAGGCATCAAAGAGGATTGTTGATGTCTCAGCCAATGCTCCGGACGTAATCCGAGGTCAAGCAATAGCATTTCAAGATCAGGTAGAACAGGTTATACTGCACTACATGAAACGTGCTATACAATGCGATAGATCCACGGTCAGTCATCTGGTGACAGAAGCTGGTCAACCACAATTAGCTGAACTCATAAGGAGGCCGTGATGGCATTTACTGGAAACTTCATGACAACATCGTTCAAGACTGAACTCTTGAGCGGTATCCACGCAATCGGCACAACGGTTGTCCGTGGTGCAACGACTGCTGACACATTCAAGCTGGCCTTGTACACATCGTCTGCAACGCTTGATGCTTCAACAACCGCATACTCTGCGACCAACGAGACGACCAACACCACGGGTTCCGCATATGTAGCGGGCGGTAATACCCTTACTGCTGGCACAACGTCGTCTTCTGGCACAACCGCTTTTGCTGACTTTGCCGATTCTACGTGGACCACGGCGTCATTTACTGCTCGCGGTGCATTAATTTATAACTCAACGCAGGGCAATAAGGCCGTTGTTGTGTTAGATTTTGGTGCGGATAAAACGTCATCGGCTGGTACATTCTCTGTTATCTTCCCGACAAACGATGCTTCCAATGCCATTATTCGCATAGCGTGATGAGTAATGACCGATGCAGTCGTAGCCTTTGAAGGATGGTCTAGATCCCAAGGATGGGGTCTGGGTGCGTTTGGCACGGGTGCGATTGATATTGGAGTTGCAACAGGCGGTGTTGGCACAGCAACTGTCACGGCAACCGCAAATGTAAGCCTTACGGGTGTTACTGCCACGGGTGCTGTCGGCACGGCAACTGTCACGGCAGACGCCAATGTCAGTGTCACAGGTGTATCTGCAACAGGCGATGTTGGCACGGCAACTGTCACGGCAGACGCCAATGTCAGTGTCACGGGCGTATCTGCAACAGGCGGTGTTGGCACGGCAACTGTCACAGCGGACGCCAATGTCAGTGTCACGGGCGTGTCTGCCACGGGTGCTGTCGGCACGGCAACTGTCACAGTGGACGCCAATGTCAGTGTCACAGGTGTATCTGCAACAGGCGATGTTGGCACGGCAACTGTCACAGCGGACGCCAATGTCGATGTCACAGGTGTATCTGCAACAGGCGATGTTGGCACGGCAACTGTCACAGCGGACGCCAATGTCGATGTCACGGGTGTATCTGCAACAGGCGATGTTGGACAAGTTCTTGTCTGGGGTCAGATTGTTCCTGACCAAACTCCTGCTTGGGTGGGAATTGGTCCGTCTCAAACTCCTGCATGGAATGAAGTTGCTCCGGGACAAGTTCCTGCGTGGGTAACGATTGCACCAAATCAAGTTCCGGGGTATAGTCCCATCACACCATCTCAGTCTCCAAACTGGACTCAGATAGCCGCCTAGAGGTTTTTGGCATGACAAGTACTTACTCACCTAATCTTAAACTTACTTTGATGGGTACTGGCGATCAGTCCGGTACGTGGGGCGATACGACCAATACGAACCTTGGTACGTTGGTTGAAGAGGCTATCGCTGGTTATACCACACAGACATTAACAGGTGCTAGTGCAACTACCACCCTTACAATTCCTGATGGTGCAACTTCAGTAGGGCGTAATTACGTTATTGAGTTCACTGGTTCACCAACAGTTACCCATACGGTCATCGTTCCGACTGTTGATAAACCCTATATTTTGTTTAACAATACTTCTATTTCGGTACTTGTAAAAACAACGGCAGGGACGGGCGTTACGATTGCAGCGGGCAAAAAAGCTATTGTCTATGCAAATAGCACCGACGTTGTTGAGGTTGCCAACGCTCCCGTGACAGAAGCTGGCACACAGACGCTAACAAATAAAACACTTACCTCCCCTGTTCTGACAGCCCCTGCATTAGGAACCCCTGCAAGCGGGACCCTTACTAACGCGACAGGGTTGCCTATTTCAACAGGTGTATCAGGACTTGGGTCAGGCGTGGCGACATTCCTTGCAACACCTAGTTCTGCAAACTTAGCGGCGGCGGTGACCAACGAAACTGGTTCTGGCCTGTTAGTTTTTGCTACTTCTCCAACTCTCACAACCCCAATCCTTGGAACACCCACAAGCGGTACACTCACCAACGCTACAGGGCTACCTATCAGCACTGGTGTTTCTGGCCTTGGGTCAGGCGTGGCGACATTCCTTGCAACCCCAAGTTCAGCTAATTTAGCTGCGGCGTTAACAGACGAAACGGGTTCTGGTGCGGCTGTTTTTGCTACTTCTCCAACGCTTGTTACGCCTCTGCTTGGAACACCTACAAGCGGTGTCCTTACTAATGCTACAGGGTTACCCTTAACAACTGGCGTTACAGGTACTCTTCCTTTGGCAAACGGTGGCACTAACGCGACAACTGCGAATGCTGCGTTGACTAACCTGACGACGTTCACGACCACCGCAACTGCGGGTGCAACGACCACGCTGACCAACACAAGCACATACTTTCAGTATTTTACGGGAACGCTAACCCAGACGATCACGTTGCCTGTAACGAGTACGTTGGCAACTGGTTGGTCATTTCATATTGTAAATAACAGCACGGGGAACTTAACTGTCAACTCTTCTGGGGCGAACCTTGTCATTACGGTTCTTCCCGGGATGACTGTAATGTGTACGTGCATTCTGACTTCAGGAACAACTGCCGCAAGTTGGGAAGCTGGGTACACCGATTTCTCCACCGCGACAGGAACAGGCTCGGTCGTACTTTCAACTTCACCTACGCTTGTTACTCCTTTGCTTGGTACGCCCACAAGTGGAACTCTTACCAATGCGACAGGATTGCCAATAAGCACAGGTGTAAGCGGACTTGGCACAGGTGTAGCAACTTTTCTTGCAACACCAACTTACACTAATTTATCCACTGCGGTCACAGGTGATACCGTAGTCGGTATTGCCGCAACACAGACATTGACGAATAAAAGGGTAACTCCCCGTGTTTCAGCAAGCACTGCAAATAGTGCAACACCGACTTTGAATACTGATAATTTTGATATGATGGTTATTACGGCTCAATCAGTAGCCATCACCAGTTTCACAACAAATTTGACTGGGACTCCCACAAACGGTCAAAAATTGATAATTTCAATTACCGGAACAGCGGCTATTGCTCTTACTTTTGGTTCTTCATTCGAGGCTTCTAATATTGCTTTGCCCACAACAACAGTTACTACGAATAGATTGGACATTGGTTTTATCTGGAACGTCGCAACAAGCAAGTGGCGGTGTGTGGCTACCGCGTAAAGGATGAAAAATGACAATTACAGTTTTAGATAATGGCTGGATTTCCGATAGTTTTACGATTGGTGAATCGCCACCATATAATGACGCTATTGTTATGCCGCCTGATCAATACAATGCTCTGACACTTGACCAGATAGAGGCGATGAAACAAAAGAGATATGACAAATGGGTCGCTATGGTCAAGGAAGCATCTGAGGAGATCATAGATGGCGGATAGATATTGGGTTGGTGGAGCGGGTAGTTGGACAACATCAAGCACAACTAATTGGTCTACTTCATCTGGTGGTAGTAGTGGTGCGTCTGTTCCAACTGCGTCTGATAGCGTTTTCTTCGACCAAGCAGGAACGTATACGGTAACTGTTACGGGCGCACTAGCTTGTCTTGATTTTACAGTTTCTCTTGGAGTAGTCTCATTTACTGATAGCGGTAGTCCAACTATAACTATTTCCGGTAGTATGTTACTTGCATCTGGAACTGTTGGTACTTGGGCATCCGGTTTTGTACCTACCTTCAATGCTACAACATCAAAAACAATAACAACTAATGGTGAAAGTATAGGCAATGTTACTTTTAATGGTGTAGGTGGAACTTGGACTCTCGGTAGTGCTTTTGCAGGGTCTGGCAGAATAATTACATTAACAAACGGAACATTTAGCACAAGTTCATCAAATTATTCTGTCACCTATGGATCTTTTAGTTCAAGTAATTCTAATACTAGAACATTAAACTTAAATGCTTCTACATTTACAAATGGAGGTGCATGGACTTGCACAACATCAACTAATTTAACTGTTTCAGGTTCCGGTGCTACTGTCACAATAACTGGTAGTTCTGCTAAAACTTTTGCTGGTGGCGGTGCTAACTACGGCGCATTTACATTAAATCAAGGCGGTGCAGGACGACTAACAATTTCTGGTTCCAACACATTTGCAAATATATCAAATTCCTACAATGCAACAGGTGCAACATCAATTCGGTTTACTTCTGGAACGACACAAACTGTTTCAAATTTTACGGCAGAAGGAACTTCAGGAAAAGTACTAACTATTGACAGCACAACACCCGCGACTGCTGCGACATTATCTAAGGCATCTGGAACAGTCTCGGTTAGTTACGTTTCCCTTCAAGATAGCACTGCTACGGGTGGTGCTACATGGAATGCTAACTCAAATAGCAGTACAAATGTTAGCGGAAACACAGGATGGGTCTTTACTCCTTTTGCTAGATATTGGGTCGGTGGAGCAGGTACTTGGGACACATCAGACACAACTCATTGGTCTGCTTCATCAGGTGGTGCTGGTGGTGCATCTGTTCCAACTGCGGGTGAAGACGTTATTTTTGACCAAGCAACAACGTATACTGTAACTCTTGCGGGTAATGTTTTTTGTAACGATTTTACAATTTCTGCGGGGTTAGTATCATTTAGCGTTCCGAGTGGGTTCACCGATATAACTGTTTCCGGCAGTATGTTAGTTGCATCTGGAACTGTTGGTACTTGGTCTCAGTTTTCGGGGGCTATTTTCACTGCTACAACATCAAAAACAATATCAACTAATAATATTAATATATGCGGAATTGATTTAGATGGTGTAGGTGGAACTTGGACCCTTGGTAGTGCTTTTACATCTACTAGTGTAAACGGCGGCATTAATTTAGTAAACGGAACATTTAGCACAAGTTCATCAAATTATGCTGTGACTATTCGAGAATTTACTTCAAGTAATTCCAACACTAGAACATTAAATTTGAATGCTTCTACATTTACAATTACATCTACGAGTTGGACTTGCACAACATCAACTAATTTAACTGTGTCAGGTTCCGGTGCGACTGTCACAATGACTAGTGGTTCTGCCAAAACTTTTGCTGGTGGCGGTGCTAATTGGGGTGCAATTACATTAGACCAAGGCGGTGCAGGACGACTAACAATTTCTGGTTCTAACACTTTTGCAAACATCTCAAATTCGTATAATGCGACAGCTGCGACATCAATACGTTTTACTTCTGGAACAACGCAAACTGTTACAAGTTTTACGGCAGAAGGACTTTCAGGAAAACACCTTACTATTGACAGCACAACACCCGGGACTGCTGCGACGCTATCTAAGGCCTCTGGAACAGTTTCGGTTGATTTTATTATAATTCAAGATAGCACCGCTACAGGTGGTGCTACATGGAATGCTGGTTCATATAGTACAAATGTTAGCGGAAACACAGGGTGGGTTTTTGCTTCTCCCATCAGTTCAAACTTCTTTTTGGTAATGTAGTCAGAGGACGAAGGATGGCCCTGCAAAAGATCCAGTTCAAGCCCGGAGTGGTAAGGGACGTTACTGCCTACACCAATGAGGGTGGGTGGTATGACTGCGACCTTGTGCGGTTTCAGAACAGCTTCCCGCAATCTATTGGCGGGTGGGCCGCGTACGCGCAAACATCATTTCTTGGAACTTGCCGTGAGTTGATCAACTGGATCATTCTTGCTGGCGATAATTACCTTGGCGTAGGCACACATCTTAAGTTCTACATTGAAAGCGGTGGTGTGTTTAACGACATTACCCCTATCCGCAGCACGGTAGTCCTGAGCGGTGCCTTTGCTGCGACCAACGGGTCTACTGTTATTACTGTAACAGATGTTGCCCATGGGGCGGTAACCAATGACTTTGTAACATTTAGTGGTGCTACCAGTTTGGGCGGCAACATCACCGCTGCAATTCTTAACAAAGAGTATCAAATCACGGTACTTACTGTTGACGCATACACAATTACTGCTTCGATAGCTGCAAATGGTTCTGACTCCGGGACTGGTGGGTCAAGCATTACGGCGGCCTATCAGATTAACACCGGTTTGGATGTCCAACTGTCTGGTACGGGGTGGGGAGCGGGTGTTTGGGGGCGTGGTGGATGGGGATCTGCTTCTACATTAAACGCGAGTAATACATTGCGTTTATGGACATCGGATAATTTTGGTGAGGATTTGTTGTTCAATGTTCGGAATGGAGGGGTGTATTTCTGGGACGCAACAAATGCCCTGTCAGTTCGCGGGGTAACACTTGCGTCACTAAGCACGGACGTTCAAACTCCGACTATTGCTACACAGATCATGGTCTCGGACAATGATCGTCATGTGATTGCTTTTGGTGCCAACAACTATTTGAACTCCTCTAACACATTAGAGACGGCCCAAGATCCACTGCTTATTAAATTTAGTGATCAAGAGGACTACACCGTTTGGACACCGATTGCCACAAATACGGCGGGGGATTTACGCCTTGGTTCCGGCACACGCATTATTCGTGCTGTTGAGACAAAGCGCGAAATCCTTATCTGGACGGATATTGCTCTTTATTCGATGCAGTTTATTGGACCTCCGTACACCTTCGGACTTACGATGGTGGCAAGCAGCATTACGTCTATGGGGTTTAACTGCTTTGCAGCCGTTGACGATGTTGTCATGTGGATGGGACTTGGCAAGTTTTATATCTTCAGCGGTTCGACGCAAGAACTTCAATGTCCGTTGAAAAACTACATCTTTACCAATCTCAACATTGGTGAGTCTGACAAGGTTTATGCCGCAGTAAACAGTGAATTTAATGAGGTGACTTGGTTCTATCCTACTGCTGACTCCTCGGAGTGCAATGCCTATGTGACGTTTAACTATGTGGAACGTGCGTGGACATATGGCAGCATGGCGCGTACGGCGTGGCTTGATAGCGGCACCAATGCCTATCCGATTGCTGCATCGCCGGATGGTTATCTTTACAACCATGAATATGGCATGGACGATGGTAGCACCAACCCTGCCACTCCGCTAAATGCGTATATCGAAAGTTCTCCTTTTGATATTGGCGAGGGCGACAACTTCGTGTTTGTTCGGAGGATTATCCCCGACGTGACGTTCTACGATTCAACCAATACGCCAACGGTTGATATGACGCTTAAGATGCAGAACTTTCCGGGGTCCAACTACAATAAGACAACGGATTCTCCTGTCACAAGGTCTGCCACGGTTCCTGTCGAGCAGTTCACGACACAGGCGTATGTACGTCTGCGGGGTAGACAGGCGACCTTTAAGATTGAGAGCAACACGCTTGGAACAAGATGGTCATTAGGATCACCTCGCCTTGAAATACAACCTGACGGACGTAGGTAATGGACCGCAGACTTACGTTACCTGCATTTGGACGTGCGCCAACCGCATATGATCCGATGTACTTCAATGATATGGTTCGTATGTTGAACCAGATGACCATCGCCCTCCGATCCGCCGGAGAGGGCAGACAAACAACCCTTGTTTTGACAAACCTGCCGACAAACGATGCTGGTGCAGAACCGGGTACGTTGTTTCAGGTCAACGGAACTGTGTATGTCTCTGTGCCATACAGTGCGTATGTCGCTGGAAATTCTGCAACGGGTTCCGTTGGTACGGTAACCGTGACGGTATAAGGCTTGTGTTTCATCACACAAAGAGGTATTTTAGCGGAGCCGATTACTTCAGGATCACGGCTCCTGCTATTCGAGTTCACACATAGGACAGACCGATGGCTGGAATTGCAGATCTTCAAGGAATGATGGGAGGCGCACCAGAGGCATCAGCTTCTGCTCCCACAGCAGCAAAACCCTCACAACCGCCGGTTTCTGGTGAGGCTATTTCTGCTCTTGGACGTGCCTTTAACAGTCTGTCCGTCGAGGAAATTACGGATCTCAGGAATCTGTCAGACGATCTCAAAACGATGGGTTCGGATAAGCTGACAGTTTTGGAGCAGACGATCCAGTTTATTATGGACAAGTCGGATCAGTACGACCGTGCAGTTCAGGCTTTGATTAAAAAAGGTATTGTTCAGCCGGGTGATCTGCCGCCGAAGTACGTGCAGAGTTTCTTTGAGATTTTGGCGGGTATGGTAAAGGATGCCATAGCGTCTCCTGCTGCCATGCCAATGGAAGGTCCAGCGGCAGAAATGCCACCTCTTGCAATGGCGGGTGGTGGTATTACCAATCTCCGGTCACAGGCTGATATGGTGCGCCGTGCAAACCGTAGCGGTGATAGCGTTCTGGCACACATCAACCCGCGTGAAGCTGCGATGCTTGGAAGAACGCAAGGGTCCAGCATCAACCCGATTACGGGCCTTCCTGAGTACGGGTTCTTTGACAGCATTGGCAAGTTCCTCAAGAAGGCTGCGGGCGTCATTCTTCCTGTAGCGTTGAACTTCCTTGCCCCGGGCTTGGGTACGATTGCATCCGGCGTCATTGGATCAGGCTTAGGTGCCATGATCAACGGGGCAAATCCAAGTCAGGCACTCCAAGCGGGCTTGATGGGTGGTGTTACTGGTGGCATATTCTCTGGCGTTTCGGGAATGCTTAGTGGCGGCACGTTTATGGGCGGCGTCCAAGGTGGTCTTCCTTCCGGGATGTTTGGAAACCCACAAACTCCATTCTTAAATCAGAACATTTTTGGCGGCGGGAGAGTGACACCAACCACTAATATGGGGGCAACTGCTCTTCCCGGGGGCAGTGGTATGCCTCCTTCAGGAGCGGCAGTAGCACCAACAACAGCAGCAGCACAAGCTGGCGGTGGCTTCTTTGACAGCGTTGGCAACTACATCACCACCAATCCAAAGACCTCTCTGGCACTTGCTGGTGGTGCAGGTCTTTTGCTTGGTAGTGCAATGACACCAACAGCAAAAGCTGTCAGCTTTAAGGACCCTTTCCCAAAAATGACACCCGAGCAAATTGCTTCTATGTCTTACCGTGGTCCAACGTCCTCTACTCCATACACGGGTGACGTTCGTGTCCCAACGTATTCACCAAATCCAATTTATGCTGCGCGGGGTGGTCCGATTGAAGTGGATGCCCGCGTTGGTGGCCACCTCAAGGGTCCGGGTACTGGAACAAGTGACAGCATCCCTGCGAAGTTAAGCGACGGCGAGTTTGTTATGACAGCAAAAGCTGTTCAAGGTGCGGGTGGCGGAAGTCGCGCAGCGGGAGCAAAACGTATGTACGATATGATGCACCAGTTTGAGAAGAGGGCTTAAGCCATGGCTAAGGATGATGTAACCACAACGCAAGTAGTTTCCCGCGAACCGGAGTGGATGGAATTACTGCGTCAAGGCTACCTACAAAAGGTGTCGGACCTGACCTCGACAGCACTTACCCCAGCAGAATATAAAGTTGCTGGGATGTCGCCTGAACAGCAAGAGGCTGTTATCATGGCGCGGGAGGGCATTGGATCGTATGCCCCGTATCTTGAACAGGCTGGTAAAGCCTATGGTCAGGCTGGCGGTTTGTATGCAGGAACGACGGGCGCGTATGATCCGAACTCTGCACAAGCATATATGAACCCCTACCAAGCTGCCGTGACACAACGTGCTGTTGAGGAGATGGGTCGCAATGCTGATATTCAGCAGCAGACGCTTGCTGCGCAGGCCGTAAAGTCGGGTGCGTTTGGTGGCAGCAGGTTTGGTGTCCAACAGGCGGAGTTGGGCCGTGGTCTGGCAGATATTCAGTCGCAGCGGATTATGCAGGATTACTCGCAGAACTACAGTCAGGCGCAAACGGCTGCGATGAACGCATTCCAAAACCAACAGGCAAGGGCGCAAGCATCGGCAGCGGGTATTGCTGGACTTGGAACCAACACTGCCGCCCTTGGTCAACAGACCTCCGCCCTCGGACAGGGTGACACTTCGTTCTTGTACAATATGGGGCAGAACCTTCAGGGACAGAGCCAGAAGGAACTGGAAGCGACACGTCTCAACCAGCAGCAGTCTGCATATGCTCCGTATCAACAGATGTCTTACTACGGTGATGTTCTCAACAGGACGCCATCCGGTCAGACCTCGACGACCCAGACATCTGCGCCTTCCGCAAGTCCTCTTTCACAAGTGGCTGGTCTTGGTGTGACGGCTCTCGGCGCGTATAACGCATTCAAATAAGCGAGTTAATCATGGCCCAAGATCCAGTACTTCAGCGTGAAATGTTTAATCCCCGCGACCGCTCTGCAAGGGGCAGCGGAATAACGTCCATGGTCGATGACGGATCGTCGGGCATGACACGCGAAGAGCGGTTGCAGATGGCCAAGGCTATGCTGGCCGAAGCACAGATGAAGCAGAACCCTGAGTATTACTTCAACACCCTTGCTCAGGGCGACCGCCCAGCCATGACACGTCCTGTTGCAAGTTCTGCTCCGCCTCCTGCCATGCAGCCTATGCCAGCAGCGCAACAGATGGCACAGATGCAAGCCGCTGGCGTTCGTCCTGTTGGGATGGCGGAGGGCGGATTAGCTAGTTTCCGTGATCCACGGATGGAGGCTGTTAATCTGGCGGATCTTCCTGCTTTTGGAGCATCTGAGGCCGCGTATATGGGCGGTAGTAGGGAAGATCCCAAAGACAAAGGGGGGTTCTTGAACGAGTTATTAGGATTACCGGGACCGAGAGAAGAAGAGTTGCGGCGTAAACTGAAGACATTTGCACAAAGTGCGGGTGGAAGCGGCGATTATATGTCAAAATTACCTTCTACAAAAAACCCTACTCCTGACGCACAGGTCGCTGGCGGAAGCGGGGACTATATGTCTAAGATTGGTGAAAAATCAGAGGGAGGTTCATCTGATCCCGCTGACAAGAAGCTGACAGAACTTGAGCAAATCAAGGCTGACAGAAAAGCAGATAAGGAAAGAAATTTCTACCTCGGTTTAATGCAAGCTGGTCTGGCTACGATGGGTGGAAAGAGTTCTAATGCGTTACAGAACATTGCACAGGGTGGTATGTCTGGTCTTCAGTCGTATGCTGGGTTGGAATCTGATTCCCGTAAAGCAGAGCGCGAGGACATGGCGGCTCTTCGGGCGCAGCAGCAGGACGAAGCTACTGCGGCGTATCGTGATGCAACACTTGGTCTTGAGCGTGAAAAGATGGGTCAGGATTCTGATACCATACGCTTGTACAAAGCGTTGGGCGGAGGAGATCTTAATAAGGGTTACGCACTGACGCAAGATGATGAAAATCTGAAAGCCGCAGTTGCAGTATCAAGAGATAGTATGGCATCTCCTGAAGCGAAGTTGGCTGCCGAACAGTATATTATGTCAAAGATAGCCCCCCAAAGTGTTGCTACTGGAAGTAGAATACTCGGTGTTCAGCCCTAATCGGAGTTTAATAAGTGCCAATTTACTCAATAGAGGCTCCAAACGGGAAAATCTTTAAGGTAGAGGCTCCCGAAGGAGTTTCTGGTGAGGATGTTCTGCGCGATTTTGACACCAACCTATTTCCGCAGTGGATGGCAGCAAACAAGCCAAAAGAGCAATCTATCATGGGTTCGCTCCAAGCTGGTTTGGCGCAGCCGCTCGGAGCCCTCGGCACGACAGCAGAAACTCTCGGTTTGACAGGAACTGGTGCAGCACTGAAAAGTGCTGCTGAATACATTACTCCAGAAGGATATGAGTCGGCGGCTGGCCGATTTATTACCCCACAAGAAGGGGACGTTACCCTTGGCGGGTTTGGTATTGGCTCGCTTCCTGCTGCTGTCGCAGAACAATCTGGTCAGATTGCTGGTGCTATTGGAACAAGAGCGGCTGGTGCAGCGATTGGCGCGGCGGCGGGTTCTGTTGTGCCTATTGTTGGTACTGCTGCGGGTGCTATTGCGGGTGCTTTTCTCGGTCCCTTCCTGTTTGAAGCACTTCAAATCCTTGGACCTGTTGCACAAGAACGCGCTCAGAAGGAAGGTCGTGAGGCCCCGAATGCTTCTGACATTGGTGCGGCGGCACTCACTGCTGCTGGCAGCGGTGCGTTAAACGCTATCGGTGCTAAATATCTCCCCGGTGGTGGACAGGCTGCTGCCCCCCTGTTGAAGCGTATGGGAGAAGGTCTGGTCGGAGAAGGCGGGACAGAACTCCTCCAGTCAATTATTGAACAGACCGGATCGTCTCTCGGGACAGAGGCTGGTTTGGACATCAGCGGTAAGCAAGCAATCGCAGAAGGTATTCTCGGCGGCGTTGCTGGTGGCGCGACATCTGGTGCATTTGGTAGACGCCCCGAAGGCCCACGTCCTCCTACCAATTATGAATCCCTCCGTGCTGATATCGAAGCGGCACGTACCCCGACAGAACAAGACCTGACAGATATTCTCAAGGGTTCGCAGAAGACCGCCCTCCCTCCTCCGCCACCTGCTGCGGCAGAAGCGGAAGCAGCGGCGGCAGCGGCAGAAGAAGTTTCCGGTGCGCCTTCACGTCCAAGGTTGACGGTCAAACAACCTGTGCTGGAGGGCGGAGTTCCTCCGACCGAGGCCATCACGTCCGCCGACCTCCCTCCTTCGATTGGGGCTCCGACAGCAGCCAATCGTCCGGGCGTTATGGGTCGTGCGATTGAAGAGCCGTATGTTCCACAGACGGAAGAAGAAATTCGTTTGCAAGAGCAGCGTCAAACGATGGCTGACACTGGAATGCTCCCGACTGTAAAGACTGGCCCGATTACACGGGAAGGTCGTCCTGTTGAACTCAGGGCGGAGGGTGCCGCTGCGCCGCTCACTCCAGAAATTGCCATACCCATGGGTGCGCCGCCGAACAAACTTGATGATTTTTTGAAAGATACAATCAAAGAACCCGTATCAAGACTTGAAGGTGCGCCGGATGAGAAGGCTTTGGCAACAATTCCTCGGTTGAAGAATTGGGTTGCGGGCAATGGCGGCATTCTTCTTGATAAGACGACTATGGGTGAATACGGCAAGGATGTTTTTCGGCAGGGCCGTGCCGTATTTAGGACGAAGTATGTTGCTCCGTCAACGGCGGCAAGAATGTCTAACCGCGTTGCTCGTCCGGAAGAAGATGTGGTTAAAAACGCCAAAGAATCTGGCTGGCTTGGTCCTGCTGCTAGGGCTAGGTTTAATAATGGAGAGGCCGTTACCGCAGAAGATACTGAAACATTTCGTGCGCTTCTTTCAAAGGACATCACAAGCGGTCCTATGGACGGCGTGTATGAGCCGGATGCTCTTGATGCACTGGCGGAGAAAGGTCCGACAAAAGAGGCTTTGACGGAAGATACTAAACGGGCCGTTGAAGGCGCGATTGCAGATGCCGGATATCAGAACTATCCCGATGAAGCATACAACGATGCTGTCCGCCGTCTGGTAGAAGGACGGGAGGACGACCCTGTTGTTGCAGTAGAAAAGGCGATGGCTAATAACGAAAAGGTGAGTGGTGAGAGGAAAGACACTGCCCGTCGGACGGCTGCGGATGATTTGAACCGTCTTGTATTCACTGACAAGATGCCGCTCGACAATGAAGCGATGACCTTCGCCTATAATAAGATTATAAACGACCCGACGCTTGATCCAAAGGCGACATATACTGCCGCTTTGAAGATGAAAGAAAACGCGAAGACGCAAGAAGTACCTTTTGGTTCTGACTTTGAGTTCTCCCGTGCTGGTGGAAAACGGAAGTCCAAGAAGGCCAAGGCGAAGGCCCGTGCAGCGAAGACGGCTGCCCAGCAACCTCCGACCCCTGTTGTTGAGCCTGTCAAGACAATTACAGCGGAAGACAAAGCTGCTGCAATGCAGCGGATCGACGACGCGATCAAGAAGCTGGCAGGTGACGATACCGATCAGGGCAGAAATCTGGCAGTAGCCTTGAAGCGGGCTATTGCTGACAGAAAAATATCTGTCGATCAGGTTCTTCAAGCGTTCAAGATGTCAGAAACTGTCATGCGCCTGTTGAGTGGCGTGACAGGAGCGCAGAAGATCAAGTTTGCTGCCAACTTGTTTGGTACATTCCCAGATCCGGAGAATCCCGGTGATTTTCTGGCAGACGTGGAAGTCGGAGGAACCCGGTCGGCGTACCGCCAGCTTATCGAACTGTCGTTGAACCCGGACTACAATCCGCTGGAAACAACATCGCATGAGATCTGGCATTCGCTGGAGGACGCCTTTGCTGCTTCTGATCGTGCAACGGGCCGGATTATCGACGCTGCATTCAAGGGCGCAACGAAGATTGACGAAATCAATCCAAATCTTCTGCGTGTGTTGAAGAACACCCGCAACCCGATGGTGGACGGCAAGGTATCACTGTATGATACGTTGATGTCGCGTGATATCGACGCTGCTGTTGCAGAAGAGACGAGCCAGTTCCGGAAGGAACGCGAACTCAAGGCGTATGTGTTTGGTCTTCTTGATCAGGCCAGACAGAACAACGTCCAGATCGGTGGGCTCGGGTCGGCTTTCACGCGCTTTGTAAACTTCGTCAAGTCTGTCAGAGAATCCGTCGGGAATCTTTTGCGCGGGCAGGGCTTCACAACTGTTGAAGAAGCGTTTGCTGGTGTGTCGGCAGGTGCAGCACAGCGCGGTCTTGCTACTGGTCAGAAGACTTCGGGGCCGGAGTTCTCTCAGGCTAAGATTGTAAAGCAATCGGTGGAACCTGCCCCATATATTCAAGAGGGTTCGGAAAAGCATACTTATGTTCACCCTGAAACTGGAAGCAACATGTCTATTATTACCAAACCAATGTTTGGTAAAAGGGATGCTTCAGTAATAGACTTGAATGTTCCTAAAGAACATCAAGGAAAGGGAATTGGAAAAGATTTACAAGAACGTGTTTTACAAGATTTTCCAAGTCTTCAAGGTCAGGTGTCTTCAAAAGCAGCGGCAAAAATTGCTTACGGTCTTGGTCGTCGTCTAGCTGGCAACGAGAAAGCCTCGCTAGAAGATATTTACAAAAAGATTGATAAAGATTCTTCTGTAAACATGTGGACACCGGAGCAAGCTGAGTTCTCCCGTGTAAAGGTTCCACCAAACGTCGCCAACGCTCCGAATGCAGCGGGGGCGCAGGTGAACTCTACCCGATGGAGCAATATCACGGACACGGTGAAGGAATTCTTCGATCCGTGGGCTTTCATTGACAATGCACCCGCCCTCCGTTCGTTCCGTAACAGACTTCTTGGCAAGATCGGAACTGCAAACGAACTCGGACAGCAGATTGCTGGCGATATTGCAAAGGGGTCAACTGCTGACAGCGGTCACAACGGGAATGTCTACAAGTTCCTGACGACACGCGGCGCATCTCCGTCGATGATTGTCGATCCGGAAGTCCGCAAGGCTGCTGTCCGTGCAAAGGAAGAGATCAATAAGCAGGGCAAGCGGCTTGTTGATGCTGGGTTTATGACGCAGGAATCGCTTGAAAAGAACTACGACCAGTACGTCCCGCGTCTTTATCTGTACTACGAGGCGACTGAACGGGGAATGAAGACCCCTAACATGGGACTGAGCAAGCAGGAGTATTTGAAACTCCGTGATGACCAGCTTTCTGTCGAGGAGCGCGAACTGCTGGGTGAAATCAAGAACCCTGCATTCTTGGCGTATGTTGCAATCGCTCGTCCTGCCAGAGACATGGCTCTGGCCCAGTACTTTGCTGACATTGGCACTACGTCCGGCGTCAAGTGGGTACTTGATGATAGCGTGATCGACTGGCGCGGGAAGATGGTATCCCCGTTCTGGATGGCAAGCGAGATCAAGTTGATGAAGACGGTCACTCTTCCTCTGGCAGAGCAGACAGATCCCGCCCGCGCTGCAATCGTCCGCAAGGAGATTGCAAGTATGCAGAAGTTGTTGGATAAAATTCCGGGATATGGACCAGAGTCAAAGATACCAGACGGGTATCAGCGTTTGCCAGATACGCCACGATACGGTGTGTTGCGCGGTGCTGTTGTTCAAGAGGGCATCTACGACGATCTTGTCGGTACTTTTGCAATGGTTCCGAACACGAACCAGTCGATGATCGGTAAAATTCTTGGTGACGAACAAAGTTTTCTGGTCAATGCAAACAAGGTCTGGAAACTTGGAAAAGTAACTTTCAACGTCCCATCTCAGGCCCGTAACGTCATCTCGAACATTGTGGCGTTGAACGTATTTGGTGGAATTCCTCTGAGCAGATTGCCGAAAGCATTGTCAGCGGCTGCAAAGTCGTGGTCAAGCAAAGACCAGTATTGGAAGGACGCACAGGAGTACGGCATCCAAGGCGGAACGATGGCGGCTGCCGAACTTAAAATAATGTTCAACACTATGAAGCAGTATCAGGCTCGCGGTGACAAGAACAACTTCTTCGGAGCGATGGCTACGGGCCGTATTGCAGCGAAGTACCTTCTGTCAAAGCCGGGCGAGTTCTATCAGAACATGGAAGTTCTGTTCAAGATGGCCCTCTTTATTGAGAGCCGGAAGAACGGCAAGACGGTATCCGAGTCTGTGGACGCTGCACATGACTCGCTGTTTGATTACACGATGGTGAACCCGAATATCAGATGGCTTCGGAACGCTCCCCTCGGCCTTCCGTTCATCACATACTACTACAAGGTTCTGCCAAAGCTGATCCAGACAGCAAGAGAGCATCCGCTTCGGTTTGCTCCATACATCATGCTGTCCTATGCCCTCCCACAGATTGCAATGGCACAGTTGGATTGGGACGATGAGGATTACGAAGCTGCTCGTAAGTCAGCGGCAGACTATATGCGTGACAAGGGGTCGATGTATATCCTTCCTTGGAAGGATTCCAACGGCAAAATCCAGATGGTCGATCTTGGGTACTTCTTCCCTTGGGCGGCATTCACCGATCCTGTCGTGACAGCCGCGTGGTACGGAGAACCCGTAAAGGGGTTGAAGCAGCTTGGCGGACAGTTTGTTCCCGGTGGACCACTCATCACAGCGATTGCTGTCATGGCGACAGGACGTGACCCGTTCACTGACAAGCAGGTTGTCAACCCATTGGATACCGCTGCCAATCAATTCATGTCGGGTCTTTCATACGCTTGGAACCAAGCCCTCCCTCCGATGTTGAATGTTGACCTGAACAACATGGACAACAGCGGTGGTGCGATTCCGCGTATCTACAACAGCCTGTTCTCGGACGGGACGGGGACAGACAAGCGTGGAATGGCGAAGCCTGACACCCTCGCTACTGCCGGAAGACTGTTCGGGTTTAACATTACCCCGCTGGATGTCGTCAAGCAGAGGGCGCAGAATATAAACTACATGTTAAATACAATTCACAAGCGCGAGGCGTATCGCGCTCAGATAGCAAAAGACCAGAGTATGACCCCTGAAAAGCGTCGTGCCGAGATTCAAGACCTGAATGCCAGCATTCGGGAAGACTACCTAAAAATCCAGAAGTATGCGACGGAAACTGCCCGTGCAACGAAACTTGAGGACTGATAATGAGTGACGATTTCAAAGGTGCTGCCCTACCAATGACGGACGAAGATGTCTCCACAGTTGCCGAGGAGATCGGCGTGGAGGTCGCTGCCCTGAAAGCAGTTCTGGCAGTGGAGTCGGCAGGATCTGGCTTTGACAAATCTGGCAGACCAAAAGCACTGTTTGAACGCCACCACTTCTTCAAGCATCTCAAGACAAAACCTGTCGAGTTGGATCAGGCTGTTGCTATGGGACTTGCATACCCGAAGTGGGGAGAGAAGCCGTATCCAAAAGGATCGGACGCGGTATATGCAGAGATCGCGGCGGCATACGACATCGACGCGGATGCAGCACTTCTGTCAACATCGTGGGGTCTCGGTCAGGTGATGGGATCGAACTACAAGATGGTGGGATGCGAGAGCGTTGCCGAGATGCTGGCTCAGGCCATGCAGTCCGAGGGGCAACAGCTTCGCCACATGGCAAACTTCTGCAAGTCGGCAGGTCTTTTGAATGCGCTAAAGAGCAAAGACTGGGCTGCGTTTGCAAAAGGGTACAACGGACCTCAGTACGCAAAGAACCAGTACGACATGAAACTGGCCAATGCGTACCAGAAGGCTCTCGGTTAAATCAACCAGTCCTTGTATTCCTCTTTCAAGATCAGCGTTGCGACATCAATCTTGTCTCGCAACGCCTTGAGGATTTTCTCGTCCACCGTTCCCTCGGCAACAATGTCGATGTAGGTGACAGTATTCTTCTGTCCGATACGGTGGGCTCGGTCCTCGCTCTGAAGACGAACCTCCAGATCAAAGACATTGTTCAGGTAGATCACGGTGCGGGCTTCTGTCAGCGTCAGGCCATACCCACCAGTACGCGGCTGTCCAACAAAGAAGCGTAATTTGCTGTCTGGCTGTTGGAACTTATCGACGATGTTCTGTCTCTCGTCAGCTTCGGTCGCGCCGTAGTACGCAGCAGCGGAGTCAGGACCGTACTCTTCCTTGAGTGCTTTGGTGATCGCCAAGATGTCGTCCGTAAACACCGCCCAGATAATCGCCTTCCCGTCGATCTCCTCGACAGTCTCCATCAGTTCTTTGATCTTGTTTGACTCGAAGCGTTTGATCTCGCCGTCGTCGTTCTTGATGAAGCCCGAGCAAATCTGTTGCAACCGCAGAAGCTGTGTCAGCACGTTCTGGGCTGTCACCATTCCCTTGTTTTGCAAAAGCGCAATCGACATGTCTTTCATCTGTCGATAGAGGACGGCCTGTTCCGGACAGAGTTCGACAGTACGCTTGATGTACACCTTCTCCGGAAGGTCGAGACAATCCTTCTTCAGAACGCGATAGCTGAAATTATCCAGTCGGGTGGATAACTCTTCCAAGTTCTGATACCCGACGATCTGGTTGAAACTGTGCGATCCCATTGTTCGACGCACCATCTTTGCGTATCGCGCTTGGAATGCAAAGAACGAGTTGAACCCGATCAGCCTTGGATCAAGGAAGGCACACTGCGAGTACAGGTCCATCGGAGATTTCGTCACAGGAGAGCCTGTCAGAATGCGGCGGTACTCTGCCAGATCGCCAACCTTCACGATGTTCTTGGTGCGCTTGGCGGTTCTGTTCTTGATCGTCGTGCTTTCGTCCACCGCCATCAGACACTTGTTCGCCTTCATAAACTTCGTGGCGAACTCAGTTCCCTTCAAGGTCGAGAACGCTTCGACATTCATTACAAGGAGTTTGAACCGCCCGTCCTTCTTTAGAAGAACGCTCAACGCCGCCAACTGCGCTTTGGTTTCCTTCGGACTCCACGCAACTATGTCTGTGGTATCCACGTAGCGGTCAGGCATATGGGTGGGGAGTTCACTGCGCTCCCAGTTCTTATAAACACCTTTCGGAGCGACGATCAGCGCACCGTTAATGTCACCCGCATCCCGAAGCATACACATTGTATCTATGAGTATCTTGGACTTACCCGTCCCCATCTCGCAGAACAGCGCGAAATTATCCTTGTTTTTGCTCATATCCAGAGCAGTCATCTGATGTTTGTATGGGGTAAATTTGAATTCGTAATCGTTCATTGGCTCTTTCTCCTCCGCCCTTTGACCTCCGACCTTTAACATTGCCTGTCAATTATATCAATCATCCCATTGACAAGTTCACAAGGGATTCATATTGTCGGAGGGTAGAAAGCGAACTTAGAAAGGGTATGATGACAGTCTTCATTACACAAGAATTACGCGGCAAGGATTTGACCGACGCCATTGCATTTGGCTCCTTGGAAATCATTCTTGCAGCCGAAGAGCAGATTACCGATTCCGATAAAAAAATAGAACTGGTGGATAAGATAGAGAGCGTTCTTGCTAAGTTTGGCGATGACGACTACCTACTGTTGTCCGGAGATCCTGCTGCTATCGGTCTTTCCTTCGCCATTGCCTTGTTAAACAATCAGGGCAAGATTAGGATACTGAAGTGGGACAGACTTCGGGAAACATACTATCCGGTTTCGTTAGAAATAGAACTTGGAGCATACGATGAATGATTTTGAAGATGCGGCCCTCGCTCTACAGTCTGTAGACGACAGGGGTCTTTCACAAGTATCCTTATTGGTACGTCAGCAACTCCTGTTGGAGAGGCGCGTTGCTGATCTGGAAGAGGAACTGGCAGCAGAAAAGAAGCGTCTGACTGCCATCTCCGATGACCTACTCCCTGCGGCTCTTGCGGAGAATGGGTTGACTAAACTCCGCATGGCTGATGGCAGCGAAGTATCGGTATCGACGTTCTACGGGGCATCTATCCCGAAGGAACGCACAACTGAGGCGTTTGAGTGGTTGCACTCAAACGGATTTGAAGACCTGATTAAAAATCAGGTATCGGCCTCGTTCAGTCGTGGGCAGGACAGTCTTGCAGACAGTCTTGTCGCGCAGCTGGAAGAGGAAGGTTATGTTGCAAGCCGCAAGGTTTGGATTGAACCTATGACGCTGAAGGCGTTTGTGAAGGAGCAGATCGAGGCCGGAAACTCTATCCCAACCGATCTGTTCGGTATTTTTGTTGGTGAAAAAGCTAAGATAAGGAGAAAGTGAACTATGGCTAAAGGTACAGATGTTGCCGTGAAAAAATCGGCATCAAGCGTGGTGATGATAGATGACTTCTTTGCATCATACGCTGACGCGGGTCTTGAGGATGTTACAACACAAGACTTATCTATCCCCTACCTTCGCATTCTGGCACAGTTGTCGCCACAGGTGAACAAGCGGGATGGTGCTTATGTAGATGGTGCCGAAGCAGGTATGATCTACAACACGGTGGAGAACGCCGTGTACAATGGCGACGAGGGTGTCACGGTCGTTCCATGTTACTTCCGTCGTGTACTCGTCGAGTGGAAGCCCCGTGAAAAGGGTGGCGGATTTGTTGCCACCTATAATATCGAAGACCCAATTCGCGGTACGACATATCGGGATGACCGTGGACAGGAAGTCCTGCCAAACGGTAATCTTCTGACAGATACTGCGGAGTTCTACGTCCTTCTCCTCGGTCCAGATGGTCCAAGTCGTTGCATGATTACGATGACTTCGACGCAGTTGAAGAAGGCTCGCAGATGGGTTTCTCAGATGAAGTCCATGACAGCACGGCGGGAGGATGGCAGCATCTACATACTTCCTGCTATGTCTCACGTTTGGGCTATGCGGTCCATTCAAGAGAAGAATGACAAGGGCGCGTGGTTCGGGTGGGACATCTCGAAGCAGTATATTCTTGATCCGGAGAATAAGCCGGAAGATCGGGAATTGTTCTTGATGGGACTTGAGTTTGCCAAGTCTGTCGGTGCGGGTGATGTCAAGGTAAAGCCTGTTGCCGATACTCCTGCGAAAGCAACGAGTGGGTCGTCACGTCACGACGATGACATTCCTTTCTAATCTACCCTATCGGCGGTCGTCTCTTGATTGAGGCGACCGTTTCCTTTTCTGTAAGAGGCGTAGAAATGAACTCTGCAAACTCCGACAAGTTTTTTGAATTATTTTTGGGTAACGACCGCGCTCACGGCGTGTTCAATGTCACGACTGACAGAGAACGCGACGGCAAGAAGCAGGGGTTTGCCCGTGTCATCCAAGAGAAGACAACCTTAGACCATTGGTCGAAGCACCTCGCAGGTGAGGTCGGTCTTGGCATCATCCCGATCAAGGACAACAACTGCTGTCACTGGGGTGCCATCGACATCGACACGTACAACATCAATCACAAAGACCTGTCACTGAAACTCAAGAAGCACGGGTTCGATGCAGTCGTCTGTCGCAGCAAGTCGGGTGGAGCGCACGTCTATTTCTTCTTCACGGAAGAGATCACGGCGTTGCATCTGCACACGAAGCTGACAGAGATATCCTCCTTCCTCGGTCATGCCGGATCAGAAGTGTTCCCGAAGCAGACGAAGCTGTTGGTCGAGCGCGGTGACACGGGTAACTTTATCAACATGCCGTACTTCAGCGGCGCGAACACAACACGCTATGCTTTTGACCAGTCTGGCGAGAGTATGGATGAGGCTGAGTTCCTCGCCTTGGCGTTCAGTCTTCGCGTTTCCCCGAACGACTTTATGCTCTGGAAGGCGGAAGGCGACAAGGTAGAGGAGTTGCTCCCACATGGACCGCCCTGCTTACAGCATCTGTGTTCACAAGGGTTTGGCGAGGGCGGCAGGAACAACGCCCTGTTCAGTCTCGGTGTTTATGCCAGACAAGCGCATAAAGAGAAGTGGGAGGAAGTGCTTCAAACGTACAATATAAAGTACATGAGGCCGCCCCTTGGTGAGAAAGAGGTATCCATAATCATCAAGCAGTTGCAGAAGAAAGAGTATTTCTACAAGTGTGATGACCAACCGATTGTCAGCTTTTGCAACAAGGAACTTTGTCTGACACGGAAGTTTGGTATCGGGCCGGGCGGAAAGTCAAACGACCTGTCAGGTCTGACAAAGATTAACGGTGATCCTCCGATCTGGCTCTTGAACGTAGACGGGCATCGGGTCGAACTCAGCACGGACGCGCTTGTATCGCAGACGTTGTTTCAGAAAGAATGCGTAGCGCAGATCAACAGGTTCCCTGTAGCAATGGGCGCACCAGCATGGCAGCGCAGAATGCAGATGCTTCTGGATGCTGTCACGGTTGAAGAAGTAGCACCAGACGCTACGTTTAAGGGAGCGTTCGAGGACTTGCTTGTCAGCTTCTGCTGTGACCGTGCAAAGGGTGAAGAGAAAGAGGACATCTTGCAGGGCATCGCTGTCTGGCATGACGGCAAGGTCTTCTTCCAAGCGAAGGACTTACACAAGCATCTGACTGTCAACAACTTCCTGCACTACACTCCGAACAAACTCGGCCTCCGGTTGAACCAGCTTGGTGGAAAGAAGATATTCTGGAACGTCAGCGGCAAGGGCTTACACGCATGGTTCTTTCCGCAGCCGTTCTTCAACCAACTGCACTCCGAGGCCAAGCTGAAACTTCCCTCAAAACCAAAAGACGTGAGCCCGTTCTGATGAACATCATTCTTGGACCGCCCGGAACGGGGAAGACTACCAGACTACTAAATCTGGTAGAAGACAGTTTAGAAAAGGGGATACCACCCGACCGGATTGGATATTTTTCGTTCACGAAGAACGCAGCGCAGGAAGCAATTCTTCGCGCTCCCTT